TCAGAGTTGGCCGTACTCGCCGACCAGGCGTCCGGCGACCCGGGTCTGCAGAACAGAGGTCCGCCACGTCTGCTGGCCAGCTTTGAGGTGGACCGGGTTCTGGTCGGTGATGATGAAGTCGGCCAGTTTGCCGGGCTCGAGCGTGCCGAGAACCTGTTCTTGATGAGCGGCCCTGGCGGCATCGAGGGTGTATGCGCGCAGCGCCTCGGCCGGTGTCATCGCCTGCTCTGGGTACCACCCGCCAGCAGGTTGACCGTCGCGACCTGTCCTGGTCACCGCTGTATGCCAGCCGTCGAACGGGCTACGGGAGGCGACCGGGAAATCACTGCCCGCTGCCAGAGCGGTGCCCTGATCGAGAAATCGCCGCCACGCATAGGCACCGCCCAGACGCGCAGCACCGATGCGTTTCTCAGCCATCAGCCGGTCGTCTGCAGCATGGGAAGGCTGCATGGACGCGATCAGGCCCAGTCGCCGTATGCGCGGGAAATCCGGGAGCGCAACCACCTGGGCGTGCTCTATCCGATGCCGCAGACCGGAGCCCGTCGAGGATCCCAGTACTTCCTCGAAAGCGTTGAGCAGCACTTGGTTTGCGCGGTCACCAATGGCATGCGCCGCGACCTGATACCCCGCCTCGACAATCCGCCGGATCCGGGAGGTCAGTTCCTCCTGCGACAACTGAAGCAGGCCCGAGGTACTCGGCTGGTCACTGTAGGGATCCAGCAATGCCGCTCCGTAGGACCCGAGAGCACCATCGAGCACGAGCTTGACAGTCCGCACACGCAACAAATGATTGCCGACCGAGTCAGTGCGAGCCTCGGCGCCGAATCGGCTGAACGCCTCCCAGTGGAGAAACACGTTGTGCCGCAACGTCAGCCGTCCATGGTTGACGGCGTCATAGAGGGCTGCGAGCTGGCCGATGTTGGTGGATGCTTCGCTCACCGAGGTGAGACCGGCCTGATGCAGGATCTTTTGAGCGGCTTGGAGCCCATCGGCGTAGTCACTCTGCGTCGCTGCGGGGATCACCTGCTCGATCAGCTTCTTGGCGGTGTCGACGAATACCCCGGTGGGTCGGCCGTCGGTGTCTCGTTCGATGTGTCCGCCCGGAGGGTCGTCGTGGCCAGGGCCGAGGACACCGGCGGCGAGCAGTGCTGCTCGGTTGGCTAATCCGGCGTGGTTGTCGCGGCGTTTGAGCCATATCGGGCGACCGCCGACCGCCGCATCGATCAGCGCGAGGTCGGCAGCGGTGGGCATCCGGCCCAGACCCCACACCTCCTGATTCCATCCCCAGCCCAGGATCCAGGGCTTTTCTGGGTGCGCCCGCGCCCACGCAGTAATGGCCGCGAGCGCCTCGGGTAGCGAGGTGGTCTCCGACAGATCCACCTGGGTTCCCAGCGCGCCGAGCGCCCAGACGTGACCGTGCGCGTCGTGCATTCCTGGCAAACACACTCGTCCGTGGCCGTCGATGCGTTTCGCACTCCCGGTCGAGGCGGGGTCCAGCGCGGCGACCCGTCCATCCGCGCCGACGAGGAGGGACCCGAATTCTCTGAGCTTTCCGTCGGTGGTGCAGGTGTATCCGTGCACATTGTCCAGTAGCAGCGGCTCGACCGGATCGGGTTGCGGCCGAGACGGTTTCGAGCATGTGCAGATCAGTCCGGCCGCTGCGGTGATGGTCACGGAGGCACCGATCAGGCCGAGAATGTGGCGGCGGCTCAATCGGTTACGCGTCGCCGCGTGGTCATGGTCTAGGCACATGGCTGTTCACCTAATCAGTTCTGGGAGTGAGCCATCCGGCAAACTCCTGGTGGTAGCCGACCGGCAGGTGAGCACTTTCGTTCCCTGGACTTCGAGTCCTGACGAAAGACCGTGCCCCTGCCGGTAGGCCGGGAGAAGTAATCGCTGCTGGGATGTCGTGCCCGCCCGCCCGTGCGGGGGCGTGAGCACTGCTTGATTAGGTCGCTGATAGTTCTCCTGCTGGCTACGCGAAGGTGGTGATCGGTATCGAGAACGGGAGAGCCGTTGAGACTGTTCGTAGGAGATGACTGGGCCGAGGATCACCACGATGTGGAGGTGATGGACTCGACGGGTCGCCGTCTGGCCAAAGCGCGTGTACCCGAGGGTGTGGCGGGGATGGCGAGGCTGCACGCGATCATCGGTGACCTCGTCGGCGACGAGGACACCGACGAGGTCGAAATCCTGGTCGGGATCGAAACCGACCGCGGCCCCTGGGTGGGCGCATTGGTCGCCGCCGGATACACAGTGCTGGCGGTGAATCCGTTGCAGGCGAGCAGGTTTCGTGACCGCCTCGGGGTGTCCGGGGCCAAGAGCGACGCTGGCGACGCGCACGTGCTGGCGGACATGGTCCGCACCCACTCCCACGAACTGCGCCCCGTCGCCGGGGACTCCGCGCGCGCCGAGGCCGTCAAGGTCGTGGCCCGCACGCACAAGACAATGATCTGGGAACGGACCCGCCACACCCAGCGGCTGCGCCACGCCCTGCGCGACTACTTCCCCGCCGCACTGACCGCTTTCGAGGACCTCGACGCCGCCGACACCCTGGAACTGCTGGCGAAAGCACCCACCGCGGCCCAAGCCGCTCGGTTGACGATCGCTCAGATCAGCGCGGTGCTCGAGCGCGCACGCCGCCGCGACGTCGCAGCCAAAGCTGCGATCATCCAGGCCGCGCTGCGGTCCGAGCAGCTCGGCCAACCCGAGGTCGTAACCTCGGCCTACGCCGCGTCGGTGCAGGCACTGCTGGCGGTGCTGGGCGTCCTCAACACCCAGATCAAAACCCTGGAAGGGCAGGTCGATGCCCATTTTGGGCAGCACCCGGCCGCTGAGATCATCTTGTCCCAGCCAGGATTGGGGCCGATCCTCGGTGCCCGGGTGCTCGCAGAGTTCGGCGACGACCCCACCCGCTACGCCAGCGCCAAAGCCCGCAAGAACTACGCGGGAACCTCCCCGATCACCCGCGCGTCGGGAAAGAAGAAAGTCGCGCTGGCCCGGTTCGTGCACAACGACCGGCTCATCGACACCCTTCACGCCCAAGCGTTCAGCGCGCTGCTGCGATCCCCAGGCGCCCGCGCCTACTACGACCGACAAAGAGCCCGCGGCGCCGGCCACAACCCCGCCCTGCGTCAACTCGCCAACCGGCTCGTCGGCATCCTGCACGGCTGCCTCAAAACCAGCACCCTCTACAACGAATCCACAGCCTGGCCACAGCTGGCCGAGACGGCTACAACTTGACATTCAAGCTCCTGGGATGTCTTTCGAGAGGCATTCGCGGTGGGAGGCGCGCATGTTCATCGCCCCTTGCCTCGGGGACTGATTGCTGCATGCGCGAAGACCGAGCCCGCTGCGGGTCCGCTCAGGCGAGGTGGCCGCGTAGGTCGAGCGAGATCGTGAATTGGTAGCGGGGATGGCGAGTGTCGGGGTCAGGGTGGTTGACCGGAGCGCCCACAGTGACGGCGTGACGGATCTGTGGCTCGGCGGGGTCGCGGCGGGCCGCGAGTAGCAGGGCGTGGCACAGCTCGGCAAGGTCGGCGGCTGCGGGTTCGCTGGTGTCCCAGCACTCGGTGATCACCAGACGAGACGACAGCACGAGCCGGTCATCGCCTCCGCCTGCGGCGGTGACTCGGACCAGCCGATCGGGGCGAGGGTTCGGGATCCGGGTCGCGACGATCGCCTTATCCGCGCGGGCGGTGAGCTGACGCGACAGGTAGGCGACGACGAGCGCTTCGATCCCCGGATAAACAACGAGTTCGGTCATCACCCGCGGGCGCGGTTGAGAGCCTTGATCAGGGTGTGGTCGCGGGCGTTGCGGCGGGCCGCTTTGATGGTGGCCGGGAAGATGACCACGCGCCAGCGGCCTTGGGGCCGGCGTGCACCTTGGCGTGATGTCATCGCGAATCCCTCGCCCGCCTCGTTGAGGACGCGGCGGCCGCGTGATTCGAGGTTATCGACCACACCACGGGCTCGGCGAAGGTTGGGGTGGGCGTTGGGATCCCACTGAAACTTCGGTTTGGGCATTTATCCGTCCACCTTCCGTATCGTGATGACGTTGCCGGGTTGCCAGTCGAAGGGGCCGTGGTTGGCCTCGGCGGCGACCCCGATGACCTCGTAACGTCCAGGCGGTCCCGAGGGCAGGTCGATCAGATCCCTTGGGGCAGGACGGAACTGGGGCGGTGTGAACACCTCGACCTCGATGACGACTCGGTCGTGGCCTGCCAGGTCCGGTTCGGTGGAGTGGGCAGGTCCCCACCCGTAGACGCGAATCGGGATACCGGGCTCGTTGGCGGGTGGGGTGTAGATCGGCACGGGGTTGCCGTGAGCGTCGATCCCGCCGTCGCGGTGGCGGTGGTGGCCGATCACGCCGCGCAGTGGAAAGCTCATGCGACCGGGACCACGCGATAGCGGGCGAGCAGGTGCTGTTCGACTTCGGTGAGTGCGACGCCACCGATCGACCCGTCAGCGGCGACGGTGAGTTGCTCGCTGAACGGACCGGCTGTGCGGGCGCGGACAGCGGAGGCGGGAGTGTCTTTGGCGCGCTTGGCGATTCCGAGCACCACGGCGGTCACGACCGGCGGCACCGTCGGCCAGCCGTGGGTGAGTTCGACCCGCATACCGCGCTCACGGCTGGTCCAGGCGTTCTTGCGGCGCAGGTAGCCTGCCTGCGACCATGCGATCCGTGTGAGGTCGACCGGGCGGCCGTTCTCGGTAATCGCGTGCACGTCGAGTAGGTGCAGGGTCGGCACCATCTGCACCGTGGCTCCAGAGCCGTCCACGACGAGGGTTTCGGTGAGGGTGGGGGCGATGTGCCAGCCGCACCAGTCACGCACCAGTGCGTTCGCGATCGCCAATGCCAGTGCTGGGCTGCCATTTTCGTAGTCGGTGAGTGCGTCCGCGCCAGCAAGTGGCGGCAAGGGATCGGCCGCGAGCACCGCAGGTGGTGGGTTCGCGCTCGGGTGCATATCAGTCCCCGACCGTGGTCTCCGGGAGGGGAGACGCGCTTGCCCGGTTCTTCGGTGCCCGGCCCCGCCGAGGTGGCGGATCCTGCGTGTCGGTGTCGGTGTCGGTGTCGGGTCGCGGCGGTACGTCGGGTTCGACGTTGTGGCCGAACCGGGTTCGCAGCAGGACGGCGAGGTGGTCGGCTTCGTCGGTGCGTCCCGCGCGGCGGGCCCGCTGGTATTGCTCGAGGTAGGCGCGACGGTAGTCGGCTTCGACATCGCGACTCACAGCACCACTCTCCTCACGAATCGGGTGGGCGGGACTGCCCCGCTGCCTCGCCGACGTCGATGTCTGCGAGGCAGCGGGACCATGGGGTCAGGCAGGCTCGCCGGTGCCCGGGTCAGCCGGGCCGGGCTTGTCGGGGACGATGGCGTCGAGGTCACCGGCCAGGGTTTCCAGCGCGGTGAAGTTCAGTGCGCCTGTGCCGGTGTCGATCTGGTCCTTCAGCCGCTGGATTTCGGCGAGGATCTCGGTCTTGACCTTGGTCAGCTGGGTTGCCAGGGCGTCGATCTTGTCCTGATTGGCCATGAATTCTCTCCTGATCTCGGTTAACAGATCACCGCCGGTGATCGTGATGTGCCACATGGGCATTCCTCCCTTTCGGTTAAGGGGGTCTGAAGCCCTGGATAGGGCTGAGCGTCGAAACCTGGTGTCCCCGACCGGTGTGCCGCCGGTCGGGGGCCAGGCCCCCGCTCGAGATGTCAGCCGCCGAAGTCGGGCGGGGTGAGCCCGCCGATCTCGACGATCGACTGCGGGTAGCGCGCGGCTGTGAAAGCCAGGTATCCGTAGACCTGCAACCGGGTGGTCAACGTCGCCGAGCGCGGCGAGGGGAAAACCCTTGTGCGGATACCGGACTCGTAGAGACGTAGGTCGGAGGCGCGCATCACGAGGATGACGTCCTCGTTGGTGGCCGTGCCCAGGGTGATGGGCAGGTTCGGGTCGGTGACCACCGGCAGCCCGTGCAGGTTGCCGACGATCTGTTCGGCGGCGACGGCGCCGAGAGTGGCTAGAGCGTTCTGTGGCGAGTTCTGTTGCGGCAGAACCAGTGGCCGCTGAGTGTCGTCGAGCTGTGAGAGCAGCCAACCCCAGCGGCGCGGGTGCATGACGATCACCGTCGGTGGCTGGAAGCGCGAGGTGTGCACCCGTTGGATCGCATCGGCGATCGCCCCGTACACGCTGCGCACCGTGGGCGAGGCGGTGATGGTCGCGATGCCAGCGGTGCGCCGGATCCCCAGCACTTGGCCTGCGGTGCCGCTGCCCGCGATCACCTGGATGTCGAGCTTGGCGGCGTAGTCGGCGATCAGGTCGGAGAAGATGACCTGGTCGAAATTGATCGGCGACTGGTCGAGCAGCTGGACGGCGATGTCTTGCTGACCGGCGACCGTGCGCACTGGCGCGGAGACGTAGGTGTCGGACAGGTCGGTGTCGGCGATCTGGGTGTTGTCGGCGGTCTGGATCTCCGTCGATGTCCCGGTGGCGACCTTGGGGATGTTGATCGAGTCCGTGCCCGGTGGCAGCACATCGGACTCGGCTAGGTTCGCCACCGACCGCCCCGCACGGGCGAGGTCGAGGAACTGGTTCATCAACCACACCGGCGGGACGAAGAATCCGCCGCTGCCGTCGACGCGGTCGAGGTCGCGGTACTCCTGCGAGCGGGTCACGTCCTCGCCGTGGTTGCGCAGTCGCTCCTCGGCGGTGCCGTCGGCGTCCATCCGGAAGCTGAACCGGATCAGGTCCTGCAGGTAGGAGTGCCCGTTGCCTCGGATGTAGGTGGCCGGTTGCGCGGTCACCTGCACCCGGGCTTGAGCGCGGCGCACCGCGATCGCACCTTCGGCGATCGAACGGTTGCGATCGATTTCCTCGGTCAGCTCACCGATGCGTTCGTCGCAGCCGCCGATCTCGGTGTCGGCGGTGCGGATCTGATCGGTGAGGTCGCGGAAGGCGCGGTCTTCGTCCTCGGTGAGGTCTTGGCGGCCTTCGTCGGCGGCGACGGTGAGGATGGTGGTGCGCTGCGCGAGCAGAGCGGTACGGGTTTCGTCGGCTTGCTCACGCAGCGCGATGAGCCTGTTGAGCCGCTCATCCATGATGAGGGTCCTTTGCTGGATGGGATGGGTGAATGGCGGCCAGTGCCAGGCCATTTCCGCCCAGTGCCAGGGCTGGTGAGAGCCCCCGATCCAGTGCCAGGACTCGGGAAACAGGTTGTGCGAGTTGTGGATAAAGCTGTGGGCAGGTGTGAATTACTTCAGGTCGGTGCCGTCGCCGAGCGCGATGAGCTCGGCCACCCGCAGCGTGTGAGATCCGGTGGGGCGCAATGCGCCACGCAACCGGCCCAGCAGTTCGTGTGCTGCTGTGACGCGGTCCGCGCCAACAGATCTTGCTTCGGCGAGGAGGGCGTCATCGACCTCGGCCTCGCCGAGGGCATCGAGCAGTCCGCGCAGCGTCGCCGAGGTGGCGGGGTTGGCGCCGAAGTTCACCACGCTGACATCGCCTTTGTGGAGGCTGATCTCGGTAATGCGGCGCTGGGTCTGCTCGCGGTTCCAGGCGTCGTCCTTGACGCGGAACGCGAAGCTCATCTCGTCCATGTCGCCCCTGGCCATCTTGGTTTCCAGACGCTGAACATCGGGGTCGCGTCGGTCGAGGTCGGCTTCCACAGCCAAGCCCTGCCGGTCGGCCGAGAGCCGCAGCGTCCCGGATTTCGTTCTCGCTAGGGGCATTCCGTCGTGATTGATGAGCAGGTGCAGGTCGGGGCGTTCACGCAGGGTGAGATCGAAGGCGCCGGGGTCGACGGTCTCGGACCATCCGCCGGCGTCGGGTCCGCCGTACATCTCATACGGGGTGTCGAAGATCGAGGCGTAGCCGCGCAGAGTCAACTCTTCGTCGCGGCTGCGAAGCTGCACGTGATGCGCAGCGTAGGAACGGATCTCGCGCGAATCACGCAGCTTCGTCGAGCGGTCCACTCGGGTCCTCCTGGGGTGTCGGCTCATTGGTAGGAGTCGGGTCCGCACCGAGCGGGCCGTAGTTCAAGGGCTGGATGTAGGAGTTGCCGCCCTCGATCGGTGGGAGGTCTTCCAGGGCGCGGATTTCGTTGACCGACATCCATCCGGCGTTGCGGGCGGAGGCGTAGGCGTCGTAGCGGGCGCGCTGGTCACCTCGCAGCAGACCCCCGACGTTGAATTTGCAGAACTGCCCGCGGGGCAGCAGGTCGGAGAGGGCGTCCTCGATGCAGGCCAGCCAGGGCCGCAGGGTGAAGGTTGTGAACCCGATGCCTTGGGCTTCGATCCCCGATCCCCAGCTGGTCGATTTCTGGGTGTCGCCGATCATGTGCGGCGGGATGCCGTAAAGCATGGCGATCTCGGCGCGTTGGAATTCCCTGGTGGCCAGGAACTGTGACTCTTCCGGGGTGATGGAGATCGGGCGCCACTTCACTCCGCCCGACAGCACGGCGGGGTGGCGGCGTCCACCGTGCGAGGAGATCCATTGCTTCTGCAGGTGGGTCACCGCTTCGGCCGAGAGCGGCTGATCGGTCTCCAGCACGCTCGACGGGTTGGCGCTCTGCCCGAACCATCGCGCCCCGAACCGCTCGGCGGCCAGGCCCAGCCCGATACTCTGGCGGGCCTGCTCGATGGGACTGAGCCCGACCAGGCTGCCCGGTAGGACGAAGCGGCGAAGGTGCACTATGTCCGACGCCGGAACAGTTTGCCCGACAACGGAGTAGCTGATCTTGCCACCGGTCGGGATGCCTCGTGAGTCGACGCCGTGGACGATCACCTCGTCGGGGTGCAGGGGTTCGAGCATCGTCGGGAACTGGGCGGGGTCGCGTTCGGTGATATGCAGGTAGGCGTTGCCACGCAGCGCCAGTGAGCACACCACCTGGAACAGCCACTCGAAACGGGTCCAGCGTGGGTCCGGTCGCCGCACCCACAGCGGTGCGGGCGAGATCTCCTCGCGAACCTCGCCGCGTCGGCGGTAGGCATCCACAGGCAGCGAAGCGACCGCATCGGCCAACAGGCGCACGCACGCGTAAACGGTCACGTGCTGCAGCGCAGTTCGCTCCGACACCGCGACCCCGGATTCGGAGATCCCGGACCAGTTCGACGGGATCGACGACAGCTCGGTGAGCGCCCGCGCCTCGCCACCAGGGCTCAGCAGCCGCGACAGCAGGCTCACGATTTGTCCGCCCGCCGATCTGTGAGCGTTGCCGCGACCAGGCAGGCGGTTCCTGCGCCGATGAGCGCGAACGCAGGCCCGAGCAGCCACAGCCCGCCCAATATCGCTGCTGTGCCCGCAATATCGAGTAACAGCACGGTTTTCGCCCTCATACGGTGGTTTCCTCCCAGAGTTCGTCGGGCCAGGTGTGGATCTGCGGGGCCGGGTCGTCCGGGGCCAGCAGCGCCCACAGCGCTGCGATCGCGGCTACCAGTGGTGCGGCGTCACTCGGTGAGCGTTTGCGGTCGATCACCCACGCGTCCCCTGCCGGGCGCACGGCCGCTGTGGTCGCGGCCAGGTCGAGTCCGGGGTGTGGGAGGTGTCGCAGGCGTTTGTTGTCGACGAGGTCGAAGGCTTGGCCGGTCGCGCGTCCGAGGTCCGGTCCGGCCCAGGCCAGGACCGGGAGGTCGGCGGCGGTCAGCGCGTCGAGCAGGCTCGACACCGGTGCGCCGTTGGCTTGCAGTACCACGGCGTCGATGCGGTCGCGGCGTTCGAGCAGCCAGTCGATGACCCAGTCGGTTCCGGCGCGGTCGGCGGTGATCTCCACGTGTGCCAGTCCGTCGGTGCGGAATCCGGCGAGTGCGATATAGGTGCTCGATCGGTTCCAGGACACGTCCACTGCCACCACGCGACGTGAGGTTTCACCGATGCGGGAGGTGGCGTCCAGGCTCGCCGCCCACACACCGTCGCCGAATGGCCCGGCGTTGGCCGATTCCAGCCATCGGCACAACACCTCGACGGAGAACACTGCAGGCGGGTCGGTGCGCAACGCGGCGGCGATGGCACGCTCGGTGATCGTCCATCCCAAGCTCGGGTTGGCCTGTGCCCAGGCGTCGCGGTCACGGCGGTCCGCCGTCGGCGGCGCGGACCACTCGAACAACGCCAGCGAATCATCCTCGTCGGCCTCATCGATCACCTCCTCGCCGATCAACTCCAGCGCGGCGGCGTCAGCGTCTCCGTCGGGCCACCCCAAGGCGTGGTGAGCCAGCGCCCGCAGGTAGCGCAGCACCACCGACAACGAGTCGCCCGCGTTGGAGAACCCCCACACCTGCGCGTGCGGGCGGGCCAGGGTGGTCTTGGTTGAAGCTCCCCAGGCGTCCCAGGATTGGTGCTCGCGCAGCTCGTCCAGCAGTACGAGGTCGCCGGAGAAGCCGCGGGCGCCGCGCCGGGACGCGGCGGCGACGCGGTACTGCTCGCCGGCATGCAGTTTCAGCGCTTTCTTGCCGTTGACCTTGACCACATGCCGGATCCCGGCGGCGAGATCGGGGACGGCTTCGGCGATTTCGACCGCCTCGCCCCATGCCTTCTCCGCGTTCGCGAGGTCTTGGGCGGTGCCGATCACGGTGCGCGAGCCGCGCACGTAGATGTGCCACAGCGCCAGGATCAGCATGCACAGCGTCTTGCCGTTCTGTCTGGCTATGAGCACCAGCACCGTGCGGAACCGGTACAGCCCGTCCTCGCGCAGCTCGAGGGCGTGGATGAACAACCACTTCTGCCACGGCAACAGTGCGATCCCGAGGGTTCGCTCGGCGAAGTCGATGACCGAAAACCCGTGCGTGGTCTGGCGAGTCAGCTCCCGCAGCGGCGGGGTGAAGATCCGTGGTTGCTCACAGCCTTTACGCGGAGTGTCCAAACTCGCGCCGCAGTCTCGTCAACGTCGACTCCACGCCCTGACCGCCATCGTCACCGATCGTGCGGCGACCACCGGGGGTGCCACCGAGTTCGGCGAGGGTGCGCAGCAGATGCGGGCCCAGATATAGGGCTTTCGTCGCGTCCTGGCCGCCTCGGCTGAGTCCGGCCTCGATCTGCACCGCATACCGCAGCGCCAGGTCCACCGCCGCTTGATCGGCGGGAGTCAGCCACCCCATCTCCTCCACCGCAGCCGCAACCGATTCCGGCAACGAGCGAGCCATTAGGGCGACTCCACCGCGTGCAGGCGAGTCGCATGGTTCTGCTTGTTCTCTCGCGCTGCGGCTTTGACCGCCTCCAGATAGTCACCGACACCGGTGCCGTCCCCGGCGGCGGCGCGGTCGGCGAGCACGTCGCCGCGCATCCGCATGACTTCCAGGCCCTGTTCGACCGCTTTCGGGTCGCCCTGGCCGATGCGCTTCCACAGTCCCAGCAGCATCGCGTCCAAGCGCTCCAGGTCTAGTCGGGCGCGGGTTTCGGGGGCTTCCTCACGCGCTCGCAGCGCGGCGGTCACCAGGTCGTAAGCGCGGGCCTCGGTGACCCCGAGTTGCTCGGCGATCTTCGCGTACGCAACGCCTGCTTTGCGAAGCTGCAAGGCTTGCTGTGCCGCAATGGGTTTCGTCGCTGCCATCGGGGTTTCACCTCTTTCCCATGCTCGGAAGACCGGATCAGCGGGATCAAAGAGATAGCCGTAGCCGTGTTGGTGTGGTTCCGAGACTCGAACTCGGCCACCTCGCCACCACTCCCTTGCGGGAGCTTCGGGCTCGGGTCTGCTCATGACACCACCCCACCACCCGTCGGCAGTGGGTCCATCTCCCGGTCGCGATCCGGAAGCGATTCAGACCATAGCTCCGAATTCCATTGCAGTGCAATATGTTTCGTCATTTTGCCCGGCTTGACTTCGTGCGCGGTCAGAGCGTTCATGGTGGTGTACCCGCCACGGAATCCTCCAGGGGCCGACGCCAGCCGGAACGGCGTCGCCAGCGCCCCGGCGGGTACGCGGGGCCGGGCTGACGCAGACCGGATCGGCGTCTATAGCCCCGGCCCCACCCGCCCGGGGTCGCCCGACAGCGGGGCAATCAGACCGATCACCGGTACCAGGAGGGGAGCGCGACGATGAGCAAGGATCGACGCAAAGAGGAGCTGGAGGCCGAGCGGCGCGACCAGCCGGACCCCGACGCTGGTGACTGGATGGATTGGGAGGGCCTCACGATCCCCGATTGGGGCCATGCCCTGGTCGATGTCCGGGGTGGCACGGTGCGGATCTCGGTGTGGGACGCGATCAACAACCGCGACGTGATCTTGACCGTATTGCCCGAGCAGGCCGTCGAGTTCGCCGACTGGGTTGAGTCGGCCGCCGCAGCGGCGGCGGAGAACTTGGCGGGTATCCCGCCCCGCCCGCAGCCCGACTAACCGGCCGTCCAAGGTGACCGGCCCGCATGAGATGCGGCCGGTCACTCTGGCTGGTTTCCCCAAACTTATTGCAGAACAACATAATTCGGGCGAATCCCTATCCAACAAGCGCTTCCAATGTGCACAGACTCAGAGCTATCGTTTGACCACCGCAAACGCGGAGTAGCAAACGACCGGCAAGGAGAACCCGATGAACACCCAAACGTCGATCACCTGGATCCGCACCGAGGACCCGATTCGGATCGAAACCGGAACCTTGGTCCACTGGGTCAGCGCGACGGGGGTCGACACCGCCACGGTCGGAAAAGTGATCGCATACCCCGCGATAGCCCCCGACGGGATCGCGCACAACGAGATCGCCGAGATCCGCTGGACCGACGGAGAATTCGACCTGACCGGCCTCGACGAGATCGTGGGTATCCGGAACCCGACACCGGAGCAGATCGCCTCGGTAGCGGCCTTCTAGCCCCGACGCTGCCCCTCCTGCGAGGCCGTGAAATCCACGGTCTCGCCCTCGTTGTGAACCGGGGCGATCCCGGTGTGTTCCTGGAACCGGCGGCAGATGACATCGGCGTAGCGCGGATCCAGCTCGACCAGCCGGGCGGCCGAGCCGTGTTGGTGGGCGGCGATGAGCGTGGAGCCGCTGCCGCCGAACAGATCCAGTACCAGCCCGCCGGGGCGCAGGGAGTTGGCCAGCATCGCCTCGATCAGCGCGACCGGCTTCATCGTCGGGTGCTCACGGTTGGCGCTCGGCTTGTCGACCTCGAACACCGTGGCCTGAGCGTTGTCGCCATACCAGCGATCCCCGCCCCGACCGAGCCGCCCCTCACCGCCGGGGGTGAACCCGTACAAGATCGGCTCATGCTTGTAGTGATAGTCGCTGCGGCCCATGACGATCGTGTTCTTGGCCCACACCAGGTTCTGCCGGACCAGCACACCAGCCTCGCGCAGCGCGGTCTCGAACCGCACGCGTTCGGAATCGGCGTGTGCGACGTATACGGGTGCACCGGGCCTGGAGACTGCGACCATTGACGCGAACGCCCCGGCCAGCAGGTCTTCGAGATCGGCGGTGGCGTCATTGCGGATCCGCAACGCGTCCTTGGTCTTGCCGACGTAGTCGACGCCATAGGGCGGGTCGGTCCACACACAATCGGCCTGCTCACCTCCCATCAGCGCTTCGGCCACCGAGTAGTCGGTGGCGTCTCCGACTGCGAGCCGGTGCGGTCCGAGCGTCCAGATATCGCCGGGCACGCTGATCGGGTCGGCAGGCAGGTCCGGGACGTCGTCGGGGTCGGTGAAGGTCTCGCGCGGGATGATCTCGGCGACGAGCTTGTCGAAATCATCGCTGCTGTAGCCGGTTCCGGCGAGGTCGTCCAAACCGTCGAGCAGTTCGAACAATGCGGTGTGGTCGTAGTCGCCGAGGTCGGCGGTGCGATTGTCGGCGGCAACGATGCGCCGCGCGGTCTGCTCGTCGACGTCAATAATTCCGGCGGAAAGCTGATCCCAGCCGAGCTGGCGGGCCGCGAGCAAGGTGTGGTTGCCCGCCAACACTTCCATCGCCCGGCCGGTAAGAGTGCCTTCGTTGACCACCACGGGCCGGTACTGGCCGGTGGTGTCCAGCGACTGGGCGATCGCATCAATATTGCCCCGGCGCGGGTTGCCTTCGTAGGTGCGCAGCTGCTCGACGGCGATGGTCTCGAAGCGGATCGCGGTGACCGGTCGGCTCACGCGTAACCCTCGCCGGCCGCTGGGAGTTTCGCGCGCCTCGCGCGATGGGGGTACGCCGGCGGGGGGAGATTGCCCACTGCCGAGGAAGTGGACAAGCCGATCGCGTTCAACTTTCCACCCGCCCCTCCCTTACCGTCGTGCACGAGCATCGACTCAGAAGTCCGAGCGCACCCACGATCCGGCCGCCGGAGCGGTGTTGCCACGAGATCGGTTGCAGCGCAGGTGACTTGCTCGCGCGTTCGCCGGATCCAGAGCCAGGTGTGGGTGGGTGCTGACCGGATAGAAGTGATCGGCTTCGAAGCCGCCCGGCGCGAACCGGGGGGCCTCGTAGTCGATGGGCTGTCCGCACTGCCAGCACGGCAGCCTCTTGGCACGGAGGTCGGCGACGATGGCCCGCCACCGGTGGGTGTGGCGCGGGTCCATCGTCACCGTTCGCGCTGGTTAGAAGCTGCCGGTCGGCAAGTTCGCCGAGCCGCTGCCCAGCTGGGCCAAAGAATTCAGAAACAGGATCCACTGAATGAACAAAGGCATGTCGAGTCCTCTCGATGTTGGTCATCTATTCGGCGAACGGCGCGAGATGGATCAGCCGTTCGAGTCCCCACGACGCCATAAGAGCTGTCCGGCCCTGCGGCACGGCCGCAGCTTCACGTCGGACACCCTCGGCGACAAGGGCTTTGAAACCTCGGCGTGGATGACGACGTAGGAGGTCGGCTACCCAGGCCGGGTCGATCTGTGACAGGCGCAGTCCGTACAGGTCTGCTCCGGCTCCCGCTCCGACGAATCCGCCGGGGTCGGCCAGGTTGTCTTGCGCGCCTGCGGTGATATGTGCGGCGATGCCCGCACCGATCGCACTCGCCCGTTCGGGTAGCGCGCCATTGTCTTCGGCGATCAAGACCGCTCGCTCTGCGCTGACCACGGCGAAACACCGCCCAGGCGTTGGGGTTTCGAAGCTTATGTCGTGCAGCAACGAACAGACGTAGACCAGCTCGTCATCGAAAGCCACGCCATCAACGGCTGCCAGAACCCGGCCGAGGAAATAGGTCCTGAAGGAATGCTCGAGCATGTGCGGTGAAAGCTCCGCCCGTGCAATCACTTCGACCTCGCGAGCGAGCCGGGTGTCGGGTAACTGGATGTTGTCGAGGTCCAAGCGTGCCGAGCCACGGATGCCGAGCCGAAGCCGCAGCTGATCCGAGAGCAGGCTGGGAATCGATCCGAGCAGCCGCAGGGTCAGCTGGCCACGTTGACGTGGTGACAAGTTGCCGCCGGTCCGTCTGGCCCATTCCCAATCCATATCCGCGGGTGCGCCCATGACGTGCTCCTCTCATTGGAAGCGACGGGAGAGCACACGCAGGCGAGAACAGCTGGACCGCAACGTGTGTGGGCTTCAGCGGCGCCTGGTGCAGAGAGTGGTATGACGGGCACCGCGCCACGCGCGCGTTCGGCCCGAACGGCGACGACCCCGATCCGAAGGGGACGGATCGGGGTCGTCTGGGTACAGGTGTACCACTTGGGACCAGCGTCCCTGAGACGCGCGGTGGATGTCAAGCGCCGCTTTTCCTGCGGCTGTTGCCCACCCGCCAGCAGAGCGCTTCGGCGATCGACCGCCGACACCGGGCAGCTCTGACAGAATGCGGGCAGGGTGCTCAGGGCTGACCGCAGGAGGAGATGGCATGCGCGACTTCGCGGCGAAGATCTGGACGCCAGAGGGAGCTCGCCCGCATCTCCTCGTGACACCGATGCGCTGCAACTGGGGAGTCGCCGACTGGCTGTTCGCCCAGGGCTACAAGGCGCCGGGGGCCAAACCTCCCGAACGCCCTCTGGATGAATGGCACCCACAGTGGGAATCGATCGTGCGTCCCATCCCGAATACGGCGCAGCATCTGACTCTGGCGTGGCTGGATCGGCTGTCGGTCGACACCCCCGCGGGCAGCGACAGCGCACTCGTGCAGGCAGTGGAGGACGCCCTGCGCGAATTCCCGACGGTCTATCTGAACTACACAGACGTGGTCGCGACCGTGCACGGCATACACCTGCGTGCCGAGCCCACTCCGGAACTCGCCAGGCTCGCCACCGTTGCCGCGGACGCCATGCGAACCGTCTACGGCGCGAAGGCTCCGGTCGTGTCGCGACTGGATGACGCTGTCCCCTATGTGGGGCTGGCGTACGGATGCGCGGACGTCGACACCCCGCCACTGCGGATCGCGCTGAGCCCGGCGCGCGACGAGGTCACGCAGGTCAAGTTCGTCCACCACGACACTTGGGAGCAGGGGTGGCCGAACTACGACTGGATTCGGTCAGATGACGTCACATGCCGGATCGATGTCGACGAAAAGCGGACCAAAGACCGTCGCCTGTTTTACGCCCTGCACGACGACGATGCCGTCCCGCTCCACGGCCGACGCGATCCAGGTGTCCCGAGCTGGCCTCTGCCACCACAATCGATCCACATCGGTTGAGCGAGAACCTGATCCAACATCGTCAGGGATGAGGAACTGTTCACCACTGCCGCCCAGTATCAGCGCGGAAGTGCGGCGCGATGGCGCACCCCGCCGAGGCGCGCCTATGCAGCTGAGCGACCAGTTTCCGTTCGTCGGCGTCCGAGGTCATGAAGCGTCGCGGGCTTTCCAGCCTCGGCGTCGTGACTGCCTGGCCAGGACGTCCCGAACGAGGTAGCGCGGCGAGCCGTCGGCTCCCGGACGGCTGTTGATGAGTCCGCGCTGCACCCAGGTACGGATGGTCGAGGCCGGAATGCGCCAAAAGTGCTCGATGTCGGCGGCCGATAGTTCGGCGTCGAGCGCATGCTCGACCAGATGTGCTGGCAGTTCGACCGGCGCGACCCAGTCTTGGCCGAGTTCTACGGCGCGGCGGTCGAGTTCGGCGCACCGCTCCGGGGCAACCTGACGCAGAGCTGCCCGGTAGGACCCCGCGATCTTGCGGGCGCGCTGCAGCGCTGTGTCGCCGGGGAACGGCCACGGGTCGTTGGTCATGATGCTCGTTCCGTGTCGAGGACGCCGACGCCGTTGAGTCGGGCGAATTCTTCCTTGGCCCACACGGCGCGGCAGGACTGGCACGTCACGGTCTCCTGGTCGGCGGAGGAAGTCAGGGCCTTGATGCCGCAGACGTGACAGGGGTCCGGCAGCCAGATGCGGGTTTCGTTGAGGCCGAGGACTACTCGGGCGCGGCGGTGTAGATCGGCGAGGCCGAGGACGGCGTCGACACCATCGAGGCCGATGTGGATGAGTTCGTCACCGCCGTCGGCGAGTGGGGTCATCCGCCACCGCCACCGACGTGGCAAGTCGACCAAGGTGCCGAGGTTGGTGGCCAGGATCGACACGCATTTCTGGACGCATTCCTGGCGTGGAGTCGGTAGTGGATCGCCGCGAGTGATGGTGATTGCCCAGGCGAGGGTTTCGTCCTCTATCGCGGATTGGACGGTATCGATGTCGAGGCGGATCGGGATCGAGTACAGCGTCGAGTGAGTGACCTTCGGTGCTCGATCCTTGGTCGGCGGCAGGAGTTTCGCGGCTTCGAGTAGCAGCCAGTCGTCGTAGAGGGGGCGGATCGCCCCGAACGCGGCCTCCTCGCACACCCGGCAGAGGGTGTCGGGACGTTCGACACCCTTGCCATGCCAGCGACCGTCGTCGTCGCGGATTCGGGACTTGCAGCGGGCGCCTTGGCGGCATTCGTGGAGCGATTCGTCATGATGGTTCACGGGCTGCTCCGAGGTCGAGTACGCCTTGGCGGAGTCGGGTGCGTAGCGATAGGTCGAGATAGTCGCTGTTCAGGTCTATGCCGGTGTAGGCGCGGCCGTGGCGGTGGGCAGCCAATCCTGTTGTGCCGCTGCCGGAGAACGGATCCAGCACGACCCCGATCCGGTAGTCGTCGTGGCCGCAGTCGGTCCAGTCCGGAGGGTGATCATCAGCGCGAGACCGGTTTCGGGTTGGCGGTTGTCTGCAGATGCGGCAGCGGCGAGGTGGGCATCCAGCTTGGATGCACCGCTCGGCGATGCCGAGGGACATCACTGCGAAATGCGCCTCGGCGAACGGCTGGGTCGGCTGTTCCCAGACGTCGCCGGGATTGCGGCCAGCGGTATGAGCGGCGCCGTGGCGAGCGCCGTCGGCGACCATGTTCGTCTGCACGCCCCACGGTGTCGCGACACTGTTCGGTTTGGTGGTGCGCCCGGTCCGCGACCGCTGGGAGATGTCTCGCTCGCCGGTGTAGGGCTGGCGAATGGCGTCGAGATCAAACCAATACCTCTGCTGCTTGGTCAGCATGAACACCATCTCGTAGCGTGAGGACAGCCGGTCGGTGACGCTTTCGGGCATGGCATTGTTCTTGTGCCACACCACGGCATTCCGAAGAATCCAGCCGCTGCTCTGCAGCGCCAGCGCTACCCGCCACGGGATGCCCATCAAATTCTTCGGCGCAAGCTCGGCTGCCCGTGTCGGTCTCGGCACCATGTCGAGATGGGTTCCGCCGGTGAGGTTTCCGCCGCGATTGCCGCCTTGGCCGCCGGCACTGTAGGAATCGCCGAGGTTGAGCCAGAGTGTCCCGTCGTCGGCCAGCACACGCCGGACCTCGACAAACAGCTCACGCATCTTCTCGACATAATCCGACGCCGACGCTTCGGCACCGTACTGGCCGGGCACCCCGTAATCTCTCAACCCGTAATACGGCGGCGAGGTGACAACGCAATCCACTGAACCGCTGGGCATTTCGCGTGCAACGGCGAGTGCGTCACCCAGGTGCAGTGTGACGGTGTCGTCGGAGTAATACACAGTCATATGACCACCGCCTTGGAGCGGTCGGGCGGGAATCGTTCCGCCACAAAACGTTTCGATGTCATGCCACGGAACTCCCGGTTGCGCGGGTCACGCCCTCGTAGTGGCGGTTCCAGACCTGATCGAACAGCGCCCGGTCGGCCTCGGTGTAGGCGAAGACCTCACGCACCGTGCCGTTGGGCAGCTCCTGGAACGCCTTGTTCGGCGGGTCACCGTGCTCGGCGACGTAGAGGCCCTTGAGCCGCTTGCCGAACCCGGATGCCTTGGCCGCGATCATGTCCGAGGCCAGGCCCCGGGACTTGAGGTAGTCACTGACGTAGAGGGGGACGTCCTGGGGTGTGATCTCCGGTGCTTCGCCGAGGCCGCGGGCCAGGACGATCCGCGCCTTTGCTTCCAGATGCTTGGGGTCGATGATTCCGTGGAATGCGGCGATCAGTTTCGCTTGCGCGGTCGCGCGCCCGACGAGTTGGTCGAGTTGGTCGATCGTCGCGTTCGGGTTGATCGCGCCGCCGTCATGGAAGTACGCGTCGAGGGCGTCAGCGGCCTCGGTTTGGTAGGCGCGCACGATCGCTCTGGCGGCCTCGCCCACACGATTCTCGTCGATGGTGGCCAGCCACATCGTCAGCGTGCGGCGGTCGATCATCGCCATTTCGTAGATCTTGCCGTCGCTTCCAGTCGTGTTGCTCATCAACACGACTGCCCACGACTTGGTTCGAAGCTTCTGCAGTTGGGAGGAGAACGCGATTCCCAACGCGTCGCACATCGGCCGGAGCGCGGCGAACGGCTTGCCCTCGAGCAGGGTGGCCAGCAGCGGGTCGCCCGCGCCCGGAACGGGAATGCGGGCGAGTGCAGCAGTGTCGGTGGTGAGGTCGAGGTGGTTGGAAATCATGCTCGGCTCCTTGGACGGACAGCGGGATCGAAGACGGGTGCCGGGTCAGGGTGGAGGCGGCGCAGGCACGCCAGCTCCGGTTGGTGCCTCGAGGTCGGAGGTTCTGCGAGCGGTCTGGGCGTCGATGGCGGCTTGTGCGCGTCGGCTCGGTGCTCGGGCAGCGAAGTCGTTGACCACCGAGCGTGCGGCGGTCCAGGGGCGGCAGACCGGGCACGGGATGGGCCGGTAGTCCTTGTCGTGGCCGAGCCATCCCCGGCGGCACCGCGCGTCATGGTCGTGGCCGTTGTCGCGGGATCCGTTGCTGCGATCGAGGGTCATGAATTCATCCCCAGCTTCGCGCGGGCAGTCGTGAGTTCCGTTGGTGAATCAGCCACGCGGGTTAGGTTGGTAATGGTTGGTATGGGTTGGTGGCGTATCACCGGTGATCCCCAGACTTGCTCGAAATGATCCCCAGACTTGCTCGAAATGATCCCCAGACTTTTTCCGGTGACCCCCGTACAGGGATCACCAGCGATCCCCAGACTTGCGGCCTGTGGATAACTCCGGGTATCGCCGATGATCCTCAGAGTTGTGCTGGGGCAACCACATCCAGGGATCACCGGTGATTCCCAGACGTGGAGTGTTCGTCCGGGTCGAGCATCGCCAGATCGCAGACGTTCGACGGCATCGTGAGCCGGTACTCGTCGGCCTGGGCGGCGTGCCGGTTGCCCTGCTTCGTGCGCTCGATCAGCCCGGCATTGCGCAGCAGCGCCAGGTTGCGTTTCACCGTCGGCTCCGACACACACATCACCCGCGCCAGACGCTCGACGCCGGGAAGGATGTGAGAGCCGTCGGCATTGGCGTAGGTCGTCATCATCAATCCGAGATACTTTGCGCTGCTGGGTATCTGGATGCGCCGCACGATGCGCTGCCATTCGAACGTGTCGACCGGTTTCAGCTGGTGCACCATTGTCGTTGCCGTGGTTGGTTCCACGAGGCACCCACCACCTTCTGTGTGTGCTGATCCGGTCCCGTGCGGCTTGCGGCGCGGCTCGGCGGTCTGTGGGCCGAGCCCACAAGGGTTCGGTGGCGGAGTCCGCTGCGGTCGGGTTGGTCATGGCGCCTGCGGACGTCGTTGGCGCCGGCGTTCCTCGGCGGCGTGGTGATACCGGAACCAGGCGCGGGCCGAAGCGAAACCGAATGCGCGGGCCAGCAATTCCACATCGTGGTCGCAGACGCGGGTGCCGTCGGCGTACCGCAACTCCGTCATGCGCTCACCCCTATCGGGTCGCGCGCCATCAGATGCCGGTATGCGGCGACCGCGCACGGGGTGACGACGGCGTTGCCGATGATGCGGAGCTGCTCGATGCGGGAGAGCCCGATCTCCGGATCGGTAATCCAGCCTGGGGGCATCATCATCATCCATTCAGCGAACGCCGCTGAGAGCCTTGGTTTTCCGTTCTTATTCGGTTCAGTCGGGGACGGTGCAGGGCGGGTCAGCCGTTCCTGGCGGGTGACGGCGTACTGGTAGGCGCCCCAGCGTGGAGAGCCGTAGGCGAGGGCGTAGTCGATGAGCTGGCGGGTGTGGCCTTCTCGTTGGTCGGGGTGCTGGCCGCCGCCCGTGCCGTCGGAGGCGGTCGGGGTGGGTAGTAGTTCGGCGGATACGTCTCGTATGACGGTGCGCAGGTCCAGGCCACCGGTGCCGTGTGAGTCGCTGGCAAGCGCATACACCGCAGAGGGCAGCATGAGGTCACCGCCCGAACCTCGTTGGTTCGGTGAGCCTTTCGTGCCGTCGCTGGCGCGAGGTGTCGGCAGCAGGGCTCCGTCGGCGTGCGCGCGAGCGAGTCCGCCGAGCAGGAGCTCGTCGGCGCGGGCACCGGAACGAGTGACGTGTCCGCCGGTCGCGTCGGCGACCGACGGGGTGGGCAGCAGGCTCAGGTCCGGGTCACCGTGTCCGGCGGCGAGTCGTCGCCGTCGGCGCGGGGCCGCCCCCGTCGGGTATGCCCGGGTGGGTCGGCCTGTCCTTTGTGGTCGCCGGCGGTGGGAGTCGGCTGAGTAGGCGAGGATGAAGACGCGCCGACGTCGGTGGCATCCTCCAACGTCGGACGCTCGTAGGCTCGTCCACTCTGCATCGAACCCGAGCGTGGCCAGCGCGCCGAGTACGGCACCGGCAGCCCGGACAGTAGGTCGATGGCGATGCCCTCCCAGAGCATCCGGCGCGGATTCCATTCCGCGTACGGCGTAGGCACTCAGTAGTCCTTCCACGTTCTCGATGAGCACGTAGCGGGGATCGAGTGCCACGATCGCCGCTGCCATGTGTGACCAGAGCCCGGATCTGGTTCCCTCACCCAGTCCGGCGCGGCGGCCAGCGAGGGAAACGTCCTGGCAGGGAAAGCCGCCGCAGATTACGTCGACGGGTTCGACGGTGCGCCAGTCGATCTCGGTGACGTCACCGAGATTGGATACATCTGGCCAGTGCCGGGCAAGCACGCGTCCGGCAGCCGGATCGTTGTCGGCATGCCAGGCCAGCCGTGATCCAGGAAAGACCTGCAGGGCGGCCAGGTCGAGGGTGCCCGAGCCGGAGAACAGCGACCCGATGCGAATCTCGCTCGCAGAGCTGGTGAGGCTGGTCATGTGGCACCGTCCGCGTCGACTGCGGCGAGGATGGCGGGCAGTCTGCGGTCCCATCCGTCGCGCCATTCGCCGATGCGGGCGGCGTGCTCGGGGAGCACTGTGATCGGCATGAGTGCACCGAGGAATGATTCGCCGCATCGCACGAGCAGCCCTTTGGTGCCCTCGTGGGCTTCGAAGGTGAGGGTTTCGCGGTAGGCGGTGGCTGCGGCCTTGAACCGCGCCACGTACTCGCCTTGAAACACGAGATCTTCCAGCAGTACTAAGCCGGTCGAGTGGGCACGGATGATGATGCGCGGCACCGCGTTCAGTGTGGTGCTGGTCGGCAGGCGCGGCACCTTGAGGGCGCGGCCGTCGAGCATGCCCGAGCAGTCCACGACGGTGACCGATTCGTCGTCGGTGTCGATGCGCACCAGATATTCGGGGGCGTCCGAGGCCGGTGATTCCTTGCCCGCGGTGAAGATGCCGAGCACTTTGGCCACGTCATCGGGCAGCAACTCGAAGACATACGGGCCCTGCCGGTCGTGGTCGACGACCGAGACGATGGAAAGACCGAGAGTGAACCGGTCGCCCGCGGTCACGGTGACGTTCTGGTCGTCGACGGCTAAGCGGATGGCATGCCAGTCCGAATCCGACGTGGTGCTGGCGTGCACCCGGACAGCGTTGAGCGCGGCGCGTAGATCGGCCGTGCCGAGCGTGACACTGGCCCTCACTGCTCACCATCCGGACCCTCGGCAGGCGGTTCGGCCGATGCGACTGCCAGATCAGTTGTCTCCGGTGCTTTTTCGGTCTTGCGTCGGCGTCCGGCCTTGCTGATCTCCTCGGCGGTCAGCTGTGTCTGAGCGGGAGTAGGGAATTCGTCATCGATGGAGGTCTCTCCGCGTTTGATGGACTGGTAGATGGTGGAGAGCTGGCCGACGTCGTGGCCGTTCCAGTCGTTGGATGGGCGACCGATCTTGTCGTCGAGCTGGGCGCGGGTCACGCCGATCGCTTCGAATCCCTTGATGGCGTTGGCGATTCGCTGGGTGAGTGGCTGGCCGCCGCCGTTTTCGAGGGTGGTGTCGCAGTTGGTTTTGGCTTCTTCGGTGAACCACGACGGCATGACGTTGAAGATCATTTCTCGCAGCCGTCGCGCGCCCGCGTTGGCGTTGTTCTCGTAAATATCACGGGTTTCGGTGAGCTTGCGGGCTCCCTGTTTGGTGTCGCGGATGTGGGGGACGATGAACGTGGTCGCGCTGCGGGAGTTGGTTTGCAGATCCCAGGCGTAGGCGAGCATTTCCGACTCGCCCTTGTCGTCGTCGCGGCGCAACTCCTTCACGCCGTAGTCGATATTTCCCCAGCACCGCGCGAGTTCGCGGGCGAGGTGGATCGAGGCACCGGTGACCTGCTCGGTGCCGCGTCGATAGCGGAAGTACGCCTTCTGGGCGACCGCCATCTGCGCGGTCGCATCCCGCATCTCCTCGACCGCGACGGACTTGTTCCTCGGCCGCTGCTGAGCGACGAACACCGCCGCCTGGACCTCGGCAACCGCGCGGGACTGTTCGACCGCGGTCGCCTGTCCGATCTCGGCGCGGGCGGTAGGCGCGGCGGCCAACGGTTGGTAACGCACGGGTGCGGTCACGACAGGATCTCCTCGGCTTGGTAGCGCACCCAGGCGGGTAACGCGACGGTGTGGATGCGGTCGCTGTCGTCGCCCCATTCGCCGCTGGCCTGGCATGCCGCGAACAGGCGGATCGCGTGCCGGTTCAACGCGTGCCCGAGTGCGACATCCTCGGCGGGCAGCTCGCACACGGTCACGAGATAGGGCGGGGTCTTGGATTGGGTGACGAACAGGAACGCGGGGTGGTCGTCGATGCCGAGGGCGCGCAGGCCCTCGATATAGAACGGGTGTTGCATGTAGTAGCCGAACGAGGCTGCGGCGGAGGCGAATGCCCGGTGTCCGGAGTCCTTGGAGGTCTTGTAGTCCACGACGACCAGGCGGCCGTTGATCTCGGTGAGCCAGTCGGTGCGCAGCCGCAGCATCGCCCCGGTCTCGGGATCACGCCACCATCCCGACAGCTCGGCCTGCCCGACCTCGAACAGCGGGCCGGTGACCGGATGCTCGCGCACCTTGCGCGCCATCTGCTGTGCCTGTGCATCCTCGTGGGCCAGCAGCGGGATCAAGCCCGCGGAGTGCGCCTCACGGCGGCGGCGTTGCGCCTCGCCGGTTTTCCAGTCCGGTTTATCGATGACCGCGATGTCGGCACCGACGCCGAGCACGTACCGGTGCGCGGCATGACCGAAATCGAACTCCGGCTTGGCCGCAGGGGCGTGCAGCTGCGCGTAGCGGAACTCCCTGGGCGAGCGCATCACCAGGGTGCGCGCCCCCGATGACGACAGCGACGACGTGTCGGAGTGGTAGAGGCTGTCAGGGATCCCGGCATACAACCCAGGCGCGTCCGGGAGTGCGGGCGGGATGTGTCCGGCCAGTGACTGCTGGTGCACAGCAGCCATAACCTCGACAACTTGCCCGGTCACCGCGAGCCGTTCGGGAATCGCCAGGTCTACCGATACAGGGATCACGTTGTCACCGAATGTTTCTCGATCACCGCAAGCAGCGCCTGACGGGCGCCGCGTTCTTCGAGGTCGACTCCGGCATAGATGCCGTGACGCCACCCCTTGTCGAGCGCGGTGAGCCCGAGACGCGCGCAGTCCAGCCCGACCAGGCAACTGGTGCAGATTCGCCGTGGGGTGACCCGGTCGGCCGGGATGGGTCGGCGACCGGGCTGGGTGCGGGAGATGGGGAAGAACACCTCCGGGTATGTGCTGCGACAAGCGGCCCGATCCCGCCACTCGTAACTCACACATGCTCCTCAGCGATGGCAGCGAGATCCTGCCCGAGCTGATGCAACGGTGTACCGGCCGGATTTACCAGCAGCCCGCGTGCGATACGCGCGACCTGCTCGGCCATCGGCGCGACGTCTCCGGCATCGCCGGGGACACTGGCTGCAGTGGTGAGTTCTTGTTTGGCGGCTTGAGATTCATAGATCGCGTTGACCAACGCGATGGTCATCGACGCTTCCTGCAGGTGGCGGTGGCGATCGAGCACACCGGCGACGGCCGCGAGATTCTCCTCGACCGCGCGGCCACCGCGCGGGCCGTGCGGGGATTGCGCCAGCGCCAACCGCACCGATCCGATAGTGGCCGCTTCCAGCAGGTCGGCGGCCTGCAGCAGATCCTCGTTGGCGCTCATGCCGCCGACCCCCCGTCGCTGTACTGGTCCTCGGAGGTCGCCGTCTGTGGGTCGTCGGTGGCGGGCTGTTCGCGGCGCAGCCGGTCTCGGATGTCCTCCACGGAGCGCGCATGCGGGATATCGGGCCGGTGCCTGCCGTCTGTGCGGCTGTCGTTGTTCGACATATGTTCTCCTGGAACGCATTTCGATAGGGATGCACGTCCCGGAAGGGCAGGTGTTGAGGTGCACCTGTGGCCTCCCTTCCGGGGCGTGCGCCCTCGAGCGGTCGTCGGCGGGCCGCGCGAGGGAGTCTGAGAGGGGCGTCAGCCGCGAGCGCGGTTGCTCGAACGACGACGCCTGCGCGGGGCGAACCCGGCAGCATTGGGCGTCACGGCATACCCGCGCCGGGCGGTGAGCTCTTGGGCTTTGGTGATATCGGATTGAGTCAGATACCAGCGGCGTCCAGCCTTGTGGCCGGGTAACTCGCCGCTGCGCAGCTTGGCCAGGTACCAGCTTTCGGTCTGCTTGAGGATGGCCGCGCCCTCCAATACCTCGAAGGTCTGCTCGATCGGCGACGCCATGCGCCTACGGTCGACCTCTTCGGCCTCCACACTCATGCGACACCGCGCAACGTGCGCGTAGAAATATCGCTGACTGCGCGTTTGGCGGGAACAAAAAGCAGTTCTATCGGCACCTCGAGAGCCTCCACGATGCGCGCCGCCAGCTCGGCCGAACAGCTCGGCTTGTCTCCCGTGCAGAGCTGGCCGATGAAGCTGCGTGAACATCCGGCTACCTGACTGAGAGAGTCCATCGTGTGGCCGCGCTGATGCATCAATGCCCGAAGAGTTTCTCCTGATGTCAACCGCATCGTGATCCTTCCGCCCCGTGGTGAAACTGTGTTCGAATGCGACCGATACTGCCAGGTAGAGGACCGGATTTCAAAGAGGTATTGATCTTTTCACGCGCAGCTGGTGGACAATCTCGCGTGTCTCCAGTTGCAAGATATCGCGCAGCCTGCGTATTCTGCGGGCCCGTAGCCGTACGATCTGGTGGACGAACGGGCACACCCTCTCGGCGTGGCGAGGGTGGCGGGAACAGTGGAACGGGATGTCCGGCACCACATGGACATTCGGATCGGAGGCGATCAATGAGCGAGTTACGCAAGCTCATCCAGCGGCACCTGGACCGCTACGGCGTCAAGGAAGCAGAGTTCGCCAGACGTATCGGCAGCACCCCGCAAACCCTCTACACCTGGAAGCGGCGCGAGATGCGGCAACTCCCGGACAAGCGGATCCTGGAAGGGATCGCCGAGGAGGCGGGCTTCCCGTATTGGCGGGTGCTCGACGCCGCGTTGGTCGACTCGGGGTACCGCAGCGTGTACCCCGATGCGACCGAAATCTGCCAGCGCCTCCGAGGACTATCGCAGCAGGATTGCCTATTGATTGCCCAGGTAGCGACGGAGTTGGCGGCCGGTGACGCTACGGCAGGGCAGCGAACCACTGGTGATCTAGGCCCTATTGTCGGAGTGGGGCAGCGTGGCCAAACTCGGTCTCAGACAACGGACGTCGGCGGCGAGTACCAGCCGAGCCCGTGGATCGAAGACCTGCTCGATGGCGGTCGGCAGGTTATCGAGACGACGAGCGAGGGGGAGCGCACCCAAAAGGGCTGAACGTTCAACGCGCCCACGAGGGCCGCGCGTTCAAGGGGAGGGGGAAACGCATGGGTTTACCGGACTGGACTGTCGAGGGGTTCCTTCCGTCCGGATGCTGGCCTGCGACATTGGACGAGGTGCACGAGCGACTCGTCGCCGATGCTGAGCATCGCGATGCTCGCCAAGTGGTCTTCTACGCACTGCAGGCATATTTCGGCCAAATTCGGGAATTCATGAGTTCGGGGTGGATGCGGCTCGACGGTTGCTTCGTGACCCGCGACGGCGAACCTCACGCTGCTCACGGGCCGGCACTCACCTTGACGGTGTTCCCAGCGAACCTGGCTGAATTGGAACTGCTGAATCGGGAGGGGCGCAGCAGGATGCGAAAGTTGTTCACGATGCGCGACGTCATCGTCGTCGGTGACGCGCGGACCAATCCCTATCTTGACGTCGTCCATCCGGTCGGCGACCACATTGCCGCATTCCTGGGCAGCCACATCAGTCAGCAGGCGTGGCTACAAGGGTCGTGCGCGGGCGTGGACGCCACGCCTCGGCACCGGGGGTTCGTGGAGGTCTGGTGGTAAGCAATCCGTTTCGTCTGGCTTTGAAACACCATCAAGGCGAAGGATTTACCGAGGAGTTGCTACGGTCGTCACTGTTGGCCGCTGAAGCACACTACTTTCCTCATGCCAGTCCACGATTGACCGTCGCGGCCGACGACCCGCTGACCGCACACACCTCGGCGGCAATCGCTCTCGCCCTGGCGAGTGCCACCGCGCTGTTCGGGCGTCATCGCCTCGAACCGGGTAAACGACTGTCGCTCAGGCACATCAGCGTCTGCGACCTCAAGGCGCTGGTTCCACTCGCGTTCACCTCGCACACGCTGGTCTTCGGCCTCCCGACCCAAGTACCCGACGCCAACGACGAACCACTCGACGACACCGAACTGAGCCCATCGCAAGTCGAACAGGCTGCGCGTGAGCTGTGCCAGACGCTTCCGTCGTCGCACTCTGACGACCTGGCAATCGATGCGATCCTGTCGCTGCCGTTCAGCCAGCGCGTCGCCATCGGGCAAGTGGTCAACGCCCTCGCCGAGACCAATCGCTCCCTGACGTTGGAATTGCGGGGCACGGTCGGCCCTGAGAGTTCAGTGCTGTCCTACGAGCAGGCCGAGTTACTGCACACCTGCCTGCTCGACTTGAATCGCCACACCGAAATCGTCACCGCCACAGGCATTCTCGACGACCGGCGCACCGTACGCCGGAACTTCTACCTCGAACGCCCTGACGGAGACATCCACGGCTCGGTGGACGAGCCGATCCTGGCCCAGCTTCCGGCGCTGATCCGACAGCGGGTCACCGTCCGCCTGGAACAATCGATGTCCGCCTCCGGCTCCGACGGCTTCCGCATCGCCTATCGCTTGCTGGCCGTCGGCTCCGCCGACCCCGAACTCGAGTCGCCGCCGCGTTGACTCCGCGCGGGCTTGGAGTCCTGTGCTTGACCGCGTGCACCGGACTCCAAGGTCTCAGCGACCACACCCAGTAACTCCATCGCCGCACGCACCTGCACCGCAGCACGCTGCTGCGCCTCACCAGCGGTACCCTCGGTGCGATAACGGTCGAGCCCCTCCACGATCACCTCTGATAGCGAGCGGCCCTCACCTTGCGCGCGAGCCATCGCCTCGTCCCAGACCTCGTCAGGCACCCGCACACTGCGCAACCGCCCTGCTGCCATCAGCTACTCCTTCACATTCGACATGCGGTCTGCCACCGACGAACTCCCGAACCGCGCGTGCTGGCAGTTCCAGTGTTCCCGACGCGCTTGCTCGCGTTCATCCCGGCCGAACTCCGCGAACGTCGAACACCCTGCCGGGAAACCTTCGACATCCCGGTCGAGCACGATCGTGGGACTGGCTACCGCGAAGTCGAACTGCGGGCAGATGTAGGACGCCTCGCCGTCGTAGCTACCGAGCTCCTCGGCCGGGCACTGCGCTTCGACGAAGTCATAGCCCGGTCCGGGCCGCAGGACCGCCACCCGTACCCACCGCATACTGCTCACGATGCAACCCTCCAGCTCGAAGTACGTATATACATCCTAGCCATGACGTATTTACGTTGAATTCCCATTCGGGGCCTTCCGCCGCCTCGCCCGTGAGTGCCGCAACGGCACGAGGCCGTGGTGTGCCACGGCCTCGTCGCGGGCGTGTTTATCCGGTGGCCAGGTGCAGGTCGGTCCAGTAGACGACCGTGTGGCCGATGTCGCGGCGGCGCTCGCTGGGGGCGAACTCGAGCAGGTAGTCGCGGATCGCGCCCGGATTCTCGCCGTCGCCATCGCGTGCGGCCAGCGCGGATGCGATGTCGAAAGCGACCACTATGGCCGCGCCCGGGTCCGCGGTGACCACCGCGATGCAGGTCCGGTGGCGAGTGCCACCGCTGTAGTCCGTGCGGAACTCGATCCCGTCGTGCGCGTCAGCAATCCCCCGCAGGGTCATGGCGTCGATCGCGGTCATCGGCTACATCCTCTCCATCCGTTCGGGCGCTTGCCCTTGGTTTGTATATATAACGTTAGCTCTGCCGTACTCGTAATGGAAGTCAGTATTTCGACCTATTAGGTTGTACAACAGGCTTTTTCGGTGATCATTTCGCTTGACTCGTTAGGGTCGTGCAGAGCTAGTGTGTATATACAAGAACGGACCGGCTAGCAAAAGGGACACCACCATGACTCAGCGCCCCAGAATCCTCACCATCACCGACCTCGACGGCGACCAGCTCGAGATCACCCCCACCGCCAGCGGCACCATCCGATTCACCATCGACGACAACAACGGCAACTACCAGAGCGTTGACCTCACCCCCACCGACATCGACACCCTCGTCTCGACACTGACCGGCCGAGGCATCCGGCGACGGCGTACCGGATCCGCAACGCGGCCTTCGCTTTTCCGCCGCAAGAAGTAGGGGGACGGCGGGTGGTGACGGCCTGACCGGAGCGGCCTGCGCCAGATCCGGGGACAAGGGAGGCGCTCGCGCGAATCTCACTGCGCGCGAGCGCCTCCCAATCCCTTACATCACCGGCGGGGCGTGATCGCCAGCTCGGTGACGCGGTCGTGGTGCCGGTCCAGGAACGGCACCACCGAGACGTACCCGAGCTGGGCGGCGACCTCCGCCACGGGCACCCCGGCGCTGAGTAGCCAGTCCGCGCAGGTGATGCGCAAGATCGCCAGGGCAAGCCGCCGGGTGCCCAAGCGATCGGCGACCGCCTGGGCGGCCGGTGCCCACACCCGCCTGCGGTAACGCAGCATCAACCCCGGCCCGCACGCGCCAAGGATCGAGTTGGTCGGTACGGAGGGCGTGAATGCCCGCCGGTTCCGTTCCGAGAGTTGAGTTGAAGGCGCGCCCCGCCGGAAAGCCAGAAGCGGCTGGGCGCGCCAGGTCGCCCCTTTACTGCCAGCAGTTTTCGGCCGCCTCGCGGCTCATGTAGCCGAGCTGGCGGCCTTCGACGATCCAGGCGATGCCGAGGCCCTCGTCATCCGCATCCTCCGTTTCGGCTACGCGTCGGATGTTGTACTCCATGGGGTAGTTCGGCTGGGATGCCAGCCGTACGGGGGTTTCGGGGTCGAAGTCCTGAAGGAGGTTGATCAGTTCGCCGACGGTCATGTCTTCGCCTTTCCTAGGTTTGCCGTTGCCTTTGTATATACAAACCATAGCTCGATTGCCTGCTCTTCTGAAGTCAGAGTTTCATCAAAAACAGTGCTTAACAGCACTTTTCATCGCAGCGCGACACCTTGACTCGTTGACTATCCAGAGGAGATGTGTATATACATCAAGCGTTAACCGACAGTCCGTAGGAGGGCAACCACCATGAGCGCAGCGACCGACGCCGAGAAGACCTACCTCGCGATTTCCAGCGAGGTCCACGACCTTGCCCTCGGCGCGTGGAACGGCGGCGGGTCGGCCTGCGCACCCGCGGGCTCAACGCAAATCGTGTACTGGCCCACGGTCGTGAAGCTCGCTGACTGAGACCACAGCCGTCGCCCGCAGGCGACGGCTGTGTCGTTGTCGGGGACAAATCCACCCGCCGCGCGACCAGTCAGATCGTGCCCGCTCTGACGCTCGCTCCGCGTCCGGTTGCGGAGCTGTCTGCGCTATGGCCAATTGCGAAGCCACATGCCGCAGCACCTCAACAGGTCCGACACCCACTCTTGTCCGGCCTGTACCTGTGGGTCGTCTGGGTCGACGCCCATTTCGCGGAGCGCATCGCGTTCGTCAGAGTCCATACAGGCTTCGACGGCGAGGAACTGCCCGAGGATCCTCCGGCTATGTGAATGTCCGGCGCTTCACCATTTCGAGCCCAATGATCACTTCGCCGACGCCGCGAATCTCACCGCTCTTCCGATCAGTCGACCAGGTAATGCGCTTCGATGTAGGCGACGGTGGAGTCGTACGGTTCCCCCACCGGCTTCAACATGTACCGGCGGAAGACGGCGGCGGTGGCGCGACGGGCTCCTCGGTTTCGGGCATCGGCGTTGTCCCATGACCGGGCGAGGGTGTTGGTGACCACCCGGTCGATCTCCTCGGCCAGGTTCCTCTCGGTAATTGTGAGGCCGGAGGGTGCGTGGTCGTGGATGATCCGTGTCAGGACTCCCACGCGGTCCTCGTCCAGCACGATGGCTTCGTCGGGGTGCTTCTGGGCGTTCACGATGGCGCGAGCGATCCGAAGCGCTTCGGCCAGGAACTCCAGGGCGTCGTGAGAGTTCTGGATGATCCGGTCCCGCAGCAGCCTGATCCGCTCAGCGAGGGCGGTGTACTTCGCAGACCCCGGTTCGACGCCCTTATCGAGGGCGGCCTTGATGTCGTGCAGGATCTCTGCTGCGGACGGCGGCGTCTTATCCGCGCCCTTGCCGGGCTTGAGGCGGACCAAGGCCAGCAATTCCTTGAGGATTGCAATGCCCTGGGCGTCCAGCACGAGGGCTTCCTCCTGGGAAGCGACCACGGAGAATGAGTGGACGTGGGCATTGATGATCTCCAAGACCATCGGCCCCAGCTCGCTCAGCCGTTCCTTCCGTTCCTCGTCGGAGGACTTCTTGAGCAGGGTTGTGTACACGGACCCGAACAGCCCGAAGCCGTCCTGGTACTTGGCAACCCGATTGTCGGTGTTGATGTACGGATACAGGCGGCTCAGAAGCCGGTAATCCTTCGTAAATACCTCGGCCGCACCAGGATTGACGTCGAGGAAGCCGTTGATAGCTCGCACGGACTCGTATCCATGGACCGTGAGGTCCAGGCCGTCCACGTCTGCGAGGAGATCTTCGATGCGAGCGAAGGTGGTGCGGAACTCGGTGACCAGCTCGGACACGTCGGTGACGAACCCGCCGCCGTGGTCGGCCTCCGCTGCGGTGGGGTCGGCGACGGCTCGCTGAACCTCTCCGGCCAAGCCGATGTAGTCGACGACCACGCCGGTAGTCTTCACGAACCCGGTCGGGGAGACCCACGTACGGTTCGGGCGGCTGATCGTCTGGAACAAGCTGTGGGCCTTGAGCGGCTTGTCCAGGTAGAGGACGCCCTCGTTGGGTGCGTCGAACCCGGTCATCAGCTTCGCGGTCACCACCAGGAAGCACAGCGGGTCATCCGGGGTCAGGAATCGCCGCTTCTGATCCTCCTCCTCGGTCTCCGAGAGCTTGAACGGCTTCATCGCGGGGTCTTCGTCCTTGGCGTCCGAGACGGAGATGTTCACCTCGGCAGTAATCCGGTCGTGCTTACCGACCGCGGCGAGTACCTGTGACGTCTCGAAGCCGGCGAGCAGTTCGTTGATCTTGTCGGTGTACGCCACGGCCAGCTCACGGTTATAGGTGACGACCTGGGCCTTCAAGCCGTTGCGATAGGCGCCGGACAGGTAGTGGTCAACGATGTCCTCGCAGACCGCGTGAATACGGTCGGGATTGGTGAACACCGAGGTGAGCCGTCCGAACTTACGGGACAGGGCCTCCCGGTCGGGGTCATCAAGGTCGAATTCGTCAGCGAACTGGTCGAATTCGGCCTGCAATTCCTCGTCGTTCATTTCGAAGGACACCGGGTGTGGATCCAGCATGACCGGGACGGTGGCCCCATCCAGCAGAGACCGGGACACCGAGTATCGGTGCAGCACCCTGCCCGGGTCTTTCTCCTCGCCGAAGAGGGCGAAGGTATCGGTAGCGAGGTTCCTAACAGGGGTGCCGGTCATGCCGAAGAACTTCGCGTGCGGCAATGCTGCACGCATCTGCCCGGCCAGAGACGTCGACCGTTTGGACTGGGTGCGGTGTGCCTCGTCGACCATCACGATGATGTTGCTGCGAGTCGACAGGTTCTTACCGGCATCGGCGAACTTGTGCACGGTAGTGGAGATGACGCCACGCACGTCGTCGGCCAGCAAAGAACGCAACTCTTGACTGGTCGTTGGCTGCTCGAAATAGTCGTCCCCCATCGCCGAGGTGAAGACCCCTGATGTCTGCCGGACCAGCTGGGTCCGGTCCGACAGCAGGATGATCGTAGGAGACTCGGTGCGGGTGTCGGCCAGCAGCAACGAAGCAGCGAACACCATCAGCCACGTTTTCCCGCTGCCTTGGTGGTGCCAGATCAGGCCCTTCGACCCGCCTTCCAGGACCCGATCGTGGATCAGGTGTGCGGCTTCCATCTGCGGGTAGCGGGGCAGGTATTTCTTGTCCACCCCACCCCCGGATGTGTCGAACAACGCGAAGTTCGCCAGCATGTCCAGGACGGTGGCCGGGTTCATCAGCAGCTCGACCGAGCGCTGCACATCGGCCTGTCCAGACAAGTTCTCGTCGTCGGCGGTGGACCGGAACGGATGCCACAGGTTCGTCGGTGCACCGGCCGCGCCGAAGCGCAGCTTCAGCCCGTCGGAGGCAACGGCGAAGACATTGGGGGTGAAGAACCACGGGTACTCGGTGGCGTACACGTTGTTTATCTCCCGGGCTGCGCCCGCCCACCCCGACTTCGCGGTCGGGGACTTCACCTCGACGACGACCAGGGGCAGCCCGTTGACCCAGTACACGAGGTCGAACCTGCGGGAAGTCTTGCCGGGCACGGTGATTGTCACCTCGTCCGACACGACCAGCGTGTTCGCAGTCGGGTCGGTCGGATGCTCGAAGTCGATGACCTTTAACGCATGCCACACGCCCTCGTCGTCCCGGAATTCCTTCAGTCCGCGCAGGATGTGCAGTACCTGCTCGTTGGCCCGCACCAGCCCGCCCTCGACAGCGTTGACCGTAGCGACGATCTCCGCGACCACGGCGTCCACGTCGAACCCGTCGATCACGCCAGCATTGAGCCTGACGATGGCGTCTCGTAGTTGGGTGGTGACCACCGTCTGCGTCGTCTCACGCGGCAACGCCCGCCCGGCCGTGAAGTTCCAGCCCATCGGGAGGGACCACTGGATCATCAGGTTCTGGAATTCACGCTCTCTAACGCCTTTAGCCAC